GCGCCCGTTCCCGCCCAAGGGCGACGCGCCCAACGGCGACATGCCGGAGTGCGACCCGGACGACCCCGACTGCCACGAGGAGCAGAAGGAGAAGGCCCCGCCGTTCAGCGTGCTCAACAGCACGATCATCCCGTTCGTGTCGGACAAGCCGTGGTCCGACTTCACCGCCGCCGACTACACCGACCAGCAGTGGAAGGCGGCGTGCGTGATGCACGTCTGCGACGGGATGGAGAAGTCCTGCCACAAGTTGCCGATCAAGGAGCCCGGTGGGGCGCTGAACCGCAACGGCGTGCACGCCGCAGCGGGCCGGTACAACCAGACCGAAGGGCCGCCCGAGGCGAAGGCCCGCGCGAAGTCGGCGCTGCGCGGCGCGTACAAGCAGTTGGGTGAGGAACCCCCGGAGGTCCTCAAGGCCGCCCTGGTGCTGCCCGAGCACTTCGGGCGCGGCCCCGGCTGGATCACCAACCCGGTCGAGACCAAGCGCATCCACGACTACTGGACCAAGCCCGGCCAGCCCGGCTACGCCAAGATCGGCTGGGGGTCGTCCGGCGACTTCAACCGGTGCCGGGTCCAGGTCGGGGAGGAGATCGGCGAGAACTCCCCCGACAAGTTGCGGTTCCTGAACCAGATTTGCGCGCAGTGGCACCACGACGCGCTCGGCATCTGGCCCGGACGCCCAGTCGCCGGGGACACCGTCGCGTTCGCCGATGGCGCCCCTGCACCGGCGATCAGCATGGTTGCCTCCGGCGGCTGGTGCGCACCCTCCGACTGGTTCAAGGACCCGGAACTGGCCGGGCTCACCCCGGTCACCGTCACCGACGAGGGCCGGGTGTTCGGTCACCTCGCCGGGTGGTCGACCTGCCACGTCGGGTTCGAGGACGTGTGCGTCGCCCCACCCATCTCCGAGTCGAACTACGCCTACTTCCTCACCGGGGAGACGGTCACCGCCGACGGCACCCGGGTCGCGGTCGGCAACATCACCCTCGGCGGCGGCCATGCCGGCCCGAGCCTGCGACCGAAGGCGGCGCTGGCGCACTACGACTCCACGTCGTCGGTGGTCGCGGACGTGACGGCCGGGGAGGACGCGCACGGCATCTGGCTGGCCGGTGCGGTCCGCCCCGGGCTGTCCGATGAGACGCTGGCCGCGCTGCGCGCCTCCGCCCCGTCCGGGGACTGGCGGCGGATCGGCGGCAGCATGGAGTTGATCGCCGCGCTCGCGGTCAACGTGCAGGGCTTCCCGGTCCCCCGGGTCGGCGTGCACGACGCGGTCCAGGTGGGTCTCGTCGCGGCCGGTGGGGTCGTGCCCGGCCCGGAGCCGCAGACCGTGTTCCAGGACCTGGTCGGCCAGGTCGAGAAGGAACTGTGGCAGCGGAACGCGCGACGAGCGAAGATGGCCGAGTTGGCCGCCCGAGTGAACGGAGCCTGACATGGGGTGCGGTTGCCAGGGCGCGAAGACGAAGCCGCTGAACTACGTCTACGTCAGCCCGCAGGGCAAGCGGATCATCTACAAGACCGAGGTGGAAGCCAGGGCCGCGCAGATCAGGGCCAACGGCGGCACCTACCAGGCGGTCCCCCGCTGATCTTTAGGTCGACCTAAAGACCGGCGGCGGCCACGGTGATCGCCGTGGTGTCCGCGAACGACCCGCTGGTGCTGGTGGCGGTGATGGTCGCCGCTCCCGGCCCGACCGCCGTCACCAGCCCAGCGGTGTCCACGGTGGCGACGGCCAGGTTGTCGCTGACGTAGGTCACCGTCTTGTCGGTGGCGTTGCTCGGGGCCACCGTCGGGACCAGTTGGACCGTCCCGGCCGGGCTGAGGGTGACCGTCGGCGGGTTCACGCTCAACCCGGTCACCGGCACGGTCGCGGACACGGTGACCACGCAGGCACCGACCGGGCCGCTGGTGCTGGTCGCGGTCACGTTCGTGGTGCCGATCGCCTTGGCGGTGACCGTGCCGATCGAGTCGACGGTGGCGATGGCCGGGTCGAGGGTGGCCCAGACCACGGTCCGGTTCGACGCCCACGCGGGGACCACGGTGGCGACCAGGCTGTGGGTGTCGTTGGGTGCCCCGACCCAGGCGTTCGGGGTGACCGTGACCCCGGTGACCTGGGACACCGCTTCCAGCGCGTCCAGCCGGGCGTCGAACGAGGTCTCGTCGCCGGTCAGCCGGGTCTTGGTCGCTTGCAGGTCGTTGTCGAGCCCGGTGATCGCCGCGTTCAGTTCCTCGCCCCACGGGGACTCACCAAGATCGGGCAGGTTCACGGCCATGAGCAACGCCCTCCGTAGGTGTCGATCGTAGTGTGCACCGATCAAGGCCGGGGAGTGCTGTACTGACTCCCTTAGTCGTCTCGGAGGGACCGCCATGCTGCTCAGGCCCACGCTCGCCGCGCTCGCTCTCGCATCGTCCGCCGCCGCCATTGCCCTGGTGATGTCACCGGGCGCGGCCACAGCGGACAAGCCGGGCTGTACCGGGGACCGGCACAAGTGCCCGACCGCGACCTCGACGGTGACTTCCACCGCCACCGTCACCGCGACGGTCACCGCCACCCCCGTCCCGGCGCCGACCGTGACCGTGCCCGGTGTCCCCGGACCGCAGGGACCCGCTGGCCCCGCAGGCCCGCAGGGTCCGGCCGGTCCCGCTGGCCCGGTGGTGACCCCGCCGATCGCGGTGCCCGCCGGTTACCACGTCATCGTCGGCACCCGGGGACGGGACCGGCTGACCGGCACCGACGGCAAGGACGCCATCTTCGGTCTCGCCTCCCGTGACCGGCTCCGTGGCGGACGCGGAAACGACCTGCTGTTCGGTGGCCGAGGCAACGACGTGCTGCGCGGCGGACCCGGCAACGACGTGCTGCGCGGCCGGAGCGGGTTCGACACCTGCATCGGCGGGACCCGGGACCAGTTCCTGTCCTGCGAGCGGGTCATCATCCGCTAGGGAATCTGCGACTGTCCCAGCCACTGAGGGGTCCAACAGGAGTACGGTCTCCCCAGGTACATCACGGCGGCCTTGGGCCGGAGTGACTCGACTGCGCGTAGCGCGCCCACTCCCGGACCCCTGTAGGAGCCACCGTGGAAATCCTGACCAACCTCGGCGAACTGTCCGATGAGCGGCTGGCCGAGTACGTCGCAGCGCTGCGCGAGGCGTTCGACACGCTGATCGCCAACGAGGCGCCCACCGCCGAGCAGATCGACGAGGCCGAGCGGTACGCCGAGGCCGTCGAGACGGTCGCCGCCGAGCAGAGCAACCGCGCCGCCGCTGCGGAGGCCCTGTCCTCCCGGCACGCCGCGCTCCGCTCCCGGTTCACCCAGGACCAGGCCGAGGCCGAGACCGAGGCAGAGGTCATCGAGGCAGAGGTCGTCGAGACCGAGGTCGAGCCCGTCGCCGAGGAGGTCGCCCAGGTCGCCAGCGTGCGTGAACTGGCCCGGCGCACCCCCCGCCCGGTCGCTCCCCGCCCGGTCCGCGCCCCGGTGGCGATCACCGCCGCCGCCGACGTACCGGAGTTCGCCACCGGCACCGCGCTGGAGAGCATGGAACTGGTCGGCAAGGCGCTGGTCAACCGGATGCGCGGGTTCGGCATCCCGTCCGGTGACGGCACCACCGAGAGCCTCCAGCACTACGGCGTCGCCCAGTTCCGGCTGAACTTCCCGCCCGAACTGACGATCGACCGGCACTCCGACGACATGGAGGTGCTCTCCTACGCGGCCAAGGAGGCCCGGCTCCCGGGCAACTCGCTGACCGCCGCCGGTGGCTGGTGCGCACCGTCGGAGACGCTGTACGACCTGTGCGCCGGTGAGACCACCGAGGGCATCCTCTCGGTGCCCGAGGTCAACGTGGCCCGGGGCGGCATCAAGTACACGTCCGGCCCCGACTTCTCCACGATCTACACGAACACCGGGTTCTGCCAGACCGAGGCGCAGGCCATCGCCGGGACCGCGAAGCCGTGCTTCGAGGTGCCCTGCCCGACGTTCACCGAGGTCCGCCTCGACGTGTGCGGGCTGTGCATCAAGGCCCCGATCCTCACCAACGCCGCGTACCCGGAACTCGTACAGCGCTGGCTGTCCGGTTCGCTGATCGCCCACCAGCACAAGATGAACGCCAAGGTGATCGCGGCGATGGCCGCCGCCTCCGGGGCCGCCAAGGTGATCGCCGGGCTCGGCACCACCGCCGGTGACACCCTCGGTGGGCTCGAACTGATCGCGGACGGGCTGCGCCAGAAGTACCGGCTTTCCCAGAGCCACACCCTGGAGGTCGTCGTCCCGTTCTGGGTCAAGGGCGCGATCCGCTCGGACCTGTCGAACCGGATGGGCGTCGCCACCGAGGTCGTCACCGACCAGGTCATCACCGCGCACTTCGCGGCCCGCAACCTGTCCGTGACGTTCGTCTACGACTGGCAGGACATGGCGGCCCCGCCCGCCGTGGCCTACCCGACGACGTTCCAGGCGCTGATCTACCCGGCCGGGACCTTCATCAAGGGCACCTCCGACGTGATCAACCTCAACGCCGTCTACGACGCGGCGTCGCTGGCGACCAACGTCTACACCGCGCTGTTCTTCGAGGAAGGCGTCCTCGTCGCCAAGATGTGCTACGAGTCCGCCCTGGTCACGCTGCCCATCTGCAACGCCGGTCGCACGGGCACCGCCAACCTCGCGTGCGCCTGATCGGAACGGTAGGGGGCCGGTGAGCGCCCCGGCCCCCGCCGAACCGAAAGGAGGTGGCGCATGACGGAGATGCTGGTCCGGGCACCATCCTTCGAGTTCCCCGCACCCACGAAGCCGATCGGCACGCTGCTCGACGTGGCAACCGTGCTGGACGACATTGGCTGGCTGGAGCCGTCGGGTCTGGCCGAGTCGTACAACTGCCTGCGGATGGACAGCAGGGCCGTGTGGCCCTGCCCGCCCGGGCAACCGGCGACCAAGAACTTCGGGTCGTCCGGGTGGCAGAGCGGCATCCGGTTCGCGGCGTACGGCGGCAACAAGTGCAAGGGTCCCGGCTTCGACATGGCGACCGCGACCAGCAAGACCCGGGCCGCGTTCGACGCGATGGAGTCGTTCGCGGTGGAGAAGGCGCTGATGAACCTGCGCTTCTCCACCACCGGGCCGGGCTGGTCACCGGCCACTGACATCACCCCGGCCGGTGGCGCGGTCAGCCCGATCGGTGGGCTGTCCATGCTGGAAGGCGACGTGGCGTGCAACTACGCCGGTGTGCCGACCATCCACGTCCCGCGCTCGGTCGCTTCGATGCTCACCAACCAGGGGGCGGTCGAGGCGCAGGGCAGCAAGTTGGTCACCAAGATCGGGTCGAAGGTGGCCGCAGGTGGCGGCTACGGCTGCCCGAGCGTCGGCCCCGGCGGCCTGCCCGCCGCTGCCGGTGAGGCGTGGATGTACGGGTCCGGCGAGGTCGTGGTGTCGCGCGGCGATGTCATCGAGGTCGCCGAACTGGACCGAACCACCAACGATGTCTACATCCTGATCGAGCGCCCCTACGTCGTGGCCGTCGACTGTTACGTCTCCGCCGTCCGGGTCAAGGTGGGCTGATGAGCGAGATGGTCGGCATCCCCTACGGCCCCAAGCCCACCGAACAGGCGATCCTGCTGCTCGCCGCAGCAGAGGAGATGGGCCTGCCCGCCGATGTGATCAACACCGGCGGCAACGGGTTCGTCGCGCCCGCGCAGGTCGCCGAGCGTGCCTTTGACAACGCCGAACCGGACTCAGAAGCAGGAGAGTGACATGGCTGAAAGCAAGTGCTTCGCCCTGGTGCGAGGCCGGGTCATGCGTGTCACCCGGCTCGACGGCTGCGGCGGCGTGGTCCTCGGTGCCGGGTCGACGGTGGTGTCCGACGGGTTCATCACCGTCACCCTCACCGCCAACACCGACGAGGGCACCGCGATCAGTGTCACGAACGCGGCAGGCAAAATCTGCATCCTCGACGAGCCGTGCCCCCAGTTCACCGGCTACACCGTCGAGGTCGCGTTCTGCGGCGTCGACCCTGACCTGTACGAGATGATGACCGGCCAGCCGCTGATCCAGGACGGTGCGGGCAACAGCGTCGGCTTCCGGATGAACTCCGGCATCGACGCCTGCGACTCCGGTTTCGGGCTGGAACTGTGGAGCAACGTCCCGGCCGCTGTCTGCGAGCCCGGGCAGAGCGTCCAGTACGGCTACTTCCTGATCCCGTTCCTGCGGGGCGGCGTCATCGGCGACTTCACCATCGGCAACGACGCGGTCAACTTCACCCTGTCCGGGGCGACCAGCAAGGACGGGTCGCTGTGGGGCGTGGGACCGTACGACGTGGTGCAGGACGAGAACAACCTGGCCGGTCCGCTGCTGGAGGCGGTGGACACCAAGGACCACCTGCTCGTGCAGTTGACCGGGGTGGCGCCGCCGGAGCCGACCTGCGGTGGCGCAGAACTCGGCACCCTGGCGACCGGTGCCGACGCTGGGACCCCCGGCATCTACACCCCGCCCAACTCTTACGGCCCCGAGGACTTCGCCGACATGGGCAGCCTGACCGCGAGCCCGTCGACGGCGTGGACCAGCGGCCAGCACATCGTGCTGGGTGACGGTAGCGTCGCTCACTGGGACGGCACCGCCTGGGTGACTGGATCGGCCCCGTAAGCCGACACGAGACACAGTGGCCCCGGAGAGTCGTCCACGCTCCGGGGCCGCTGCGATGAAGGAGGTCCGGTGACCGTTCAGCCTGTGCCGCCGTGGACCGGCTGTCCCTGGCCGATCGACTCGGCGTGCCTGACCGACGAGTGGGACGCGCTCGACCCGGAGGTGCAGGACCGGGCGGTGGCCCTCGCCTCCGCCACCCTGCACCGGCTGACCGGCTACCGGGTCGGTGGCTGCCCGGTCACCGTCCGGCCGTGCGTGGCCGCCTGTGCCGGCTCAACCAACCGGCCGGGCTACTGGGACATGGCTGGGCTGTACGGCAGCGGACCGTGGCCCACGGTCGTCGGCGGGGTGTGGTTCAACTCCTGCGGGTGCCAGACGAACTGCTCCTGCACCGAGTTGTGTGAGGTGACGCTGCCGCCGCCGGTCGGGTCGATCAGCGAGGTGGTGGTCGACGGCGCGGTGGTCGACCCGGCCGACTACCGGCTGGACGGCAACCGGCTGGTGTGGATCGGGGACGGGCCGTGCCTGTGGCCGGTCTGCCAGGACATGACCCTCCCGGACAGCGAGGTCGGCACGTTCGCGGTGACCTTCCTGAACTCCTACCCGGTCGACGGGCTCGGGGCGTACGCCGCTGGGGTGCTGGCGATGGAGTACGCGAAGGCGTGCGCCGGGGCCAAGTGCCGTCTGCCGTCGGGGGTCACCACGATCGCCCGGCAGGGCATCAGCATGGAGATCGCCACCGGCGCGTTCCCCTCCGGGCTGACCGGCATCCGGGAGGTCGACTCGTTCCTGGCGCTGTGGAACCCGGACCCGATCCGGCAGGCGCCCCGGGTGTGGTCCCCGGACCTGACCACTCCCCGGGTCGTGGGATAGATGCAGACGGCGGTCAACGACCGGCTGACGGCCATCGCGGCCTGCCTGTGCGCGCAGATCGAGTTGGACGGTCTGCCGCCGGTCTGCTTCTGCGGCGTGGTGCCCGGCGACCAGGTGGCGCTGGACTACGTCGGGGACGACTGCGCCACCGCGTGCGGCATGGCGTGGGTGCGGCTGATCGGGATGTACCCGTCGGTGTCGTTGGGGCAGCCGAACACCGAGCCCGGCAACTGCCAGAGCCTGCTCGGCATCGAGGTTGAGGTCGGCATCATGCGGTGCGCTTCCCTGCCCGACAGCGACGGCACCCCACCGTCCCCGGCTGACCTGGCCGGGGACGTGGAACTGCAAATGGCGGACGCGCTGACGATGCGCCGGGCGCTGCTGTGCTGCACCGGGTCGCAGGACATGATGCTCGGCCCGTACACCCCGCAAGGCCCCGAAGGCGGGCTGGTCGGCGGGGTGTGGGGTGTTGCGCTGCTGGAGTTGTGATGGTCGCCGTCGGCGTGTTCAGCCGGGTCGTGGTGATCGACCGGCACCTGTACCGGCCGGGCGGCCAGGTCCACCGGTGGGTGACGTTGGCGTCGACCCACCTGTCGATGTACGCGAAGGCGGAGTGCCCGGTCCGGTCCGGGGAGTTGCGGCGCAGCATCCGGTCCACCACCCGGCAGGTCGGCGACCGGCAGTGCGAGGGCACCCTGGCGGTCACCGCGAACCACACGATGTTCGTGCTGATGGGCACCACTGGGCCGATCATGACCACGAAGCGGTTCGCCAACCCGGAGGGCGCGTACGTCACCCTGTGGGGGTCGATCAACCCGGTGACCAAGAAGTTCACCCGCAAGCACATCAAGGGCGCCAAGCGCCGCGAGTACGAGGTGCGGGTCAAGGGCTACCACCTGCGGGTGCGGGCCGGGAACGGCTACAACGAGCACCTGGCGGAGACGGTCAACGGGCAGGCGGCGAACAACTTCCTGCTCCGGGCCTGGCGGAAGACGGCCCGCCGCCACCGGCCGCTGTCCGGGGGCATGCCGTCGTCGTTCCTGCGGCCTGGCACCCACGGCCTTTAGGTCCACCTAAAGACCCTCCCCCTGGCCGGGGAGTGGCTCATGGTGATCAGGCTCCCTACCGTTGCCAGAAAGCGGAGCAACACGAGAGGGAGTGGACCCCATCAAAGAGTTCGTCACCGCCGTGGACGAGGCGTTCCCGGGCGCCGAGGCCGACGACAAGGCCAAGACGCTGATGCTCGACGGGGAGGAGTTGACCTACTTCGACCCGACCGAAGGCCAAATGCTGATCTACATGGCGGAAACGGGTCGGCACTCCACCAACAGCAACCGGGTCGCCGCGATCGTCAACTTCTTCATGGAGTTGTTCGACGAGTCGTCCCGGGAGCACCTGATCGGTCGGCTGATGGACCGGAACGACAAGTTCGGTGTGAGCATGATCGAGGAGATGCTGGAGTCGCTGACGGAGGAGTGGACCGGCCGCCCTACCCAGTCGCCCGCCGCCTCTACGCAATCGCCGAGGAACGGTGGGCGGAAGTCGACGCCGCGTACGCCGCGATCGACCTCATCCGTCAGCCAGACCATCGGTTCCTGAACCTGGTGTACGCCTGGTGCGTGGCGCACCTGGAGCCCGAGAAGCGAGAGGAGTGGGACGCGATGCTGGCGGCCCCGCTACCCGGTCAGGAGAGGCGGGCGACCCCGGCGACCGTTGAGGCCGAGGGCGAGTCGTTCATGGCGCTCATGGCGGCTACCGGAAAGAGCGCGGGCTGATGGCGGTACGCGGCGACACCATCGGTCGGGCGTACGTCAAGATTCTGGCTGACGGCTCCGGCCTGCCGAAGTCGATCCGGGACGAGTTCGACGACGGCATCCCGGCGGTCAAGAAGTCTGGTGAGGAGTACAACCGCGCCTTCAACCAAGGGTGGGAGGCGGAGGACAAACGCAACAAGACGATGGAGAAGGGCCTCCGGGCCAAGTTCCAGCGGGCGTTCGGGCAGATCAACGCCGACGCTGCCGTCTTGGAGCGGGGTCTGCACCAGAAGATTTACGACGCGGTCTTCGAGGGTCTCTCGGACGGCGGTGACCCGAAGCACGCGCGTGAGGTGGCGCGCCGGGTCGCCGACGCGATGGAGTTCGAGTTCGCCCGGACCGGCGGCCTCGGCACCCCCGTCCGCAAGCAGATCGACAAGGCGCTCGACGGCATCGTCGCGGACGAGAAGGCGTTCGAGACCGAGTTCCGCCGGACGATGGACAGGACGTTCAAGGAGTCCCTGGTCACGGCGCAGAAGTTCCGCCGCGAGATGGACCAGCACGCCGGGGTCCTCGGGCGGCTGGGCACGGCGATCAAGAACTTCAACTCCACCAGCGGCAAGGACATGCGGAAGTTCTACTCCGACGTGGTCCGCGACAACGACCGTGGAGCGAACCGCATCTCCCGGTTCGGCGAAAAGGTCGACCGGGCCGGGAACATCGTCGGCAAGGCGTTCGGCAAAGGTGGCCGCAACGACGTGCTGTCGTTCTTCGGCTCCTTCATGCAGGCCCCGGTGGAGATCGTCGGCAAGTTGGTCAAGGGCCTCGGTGGGCTCGTCGACATGGGCAAGAACATGAAGACCGCCTGGAGCGGGGCTGGCGGCGGGTTCGAGGGCCTGATGGCGGCGGGCAAGCAACTCGGCCCGATCATGAGCAACGTCTACGCGCTCGCCGGGATCATCGGCGGCCTGGTCCTGGTCGGTGGCCCGGTCGCCGGGCTGATCAGCAACCTGGCGGCGGCGATCGTCGCGCTGGGGTCGGCGGTGGCGTTCACGCTGGGCGCTGGACTGGGTGTGCTGGCCGGGCTGCTGCTTCCGGTCGCGGCGGGCCTCGGCACCCTCGGGCTCGCCTTCATGGGGATGAGCGACAAGACGAAGAAGGCGCTCAAGGAGTCGCTCAAGCCGATTACGGACCAGTTGAAGGACCTCCAGGAGATTGCCCGGGGCGGCATCCTCCGGGGTCTGGATAAGGCGGCCGAGCCGCTGGCTAAGGGCATGAAGACCGTCGCGCCGCTGATCCAGGCGACCTCGAACGCGATCGGCGACATGATCGGGCAGTTCGCTCAGGGCACCGCCAGCCCCGGGTTCAAGAAGTTCATCGACACAATGGTGATCTACATACCGGACGCGATCAGTTCGCTGACCGGCATCATCAAGAACGTCGCCTCCGGGCTCGGTGGCATCTTCGAGGGCGTCATCCCGATCACCCAGGACTTCCTGGGCTGGCTGTCCGGCATCACCGAGGAGTTCGCGCACTGGGGGCAGACCACCGGCCCCGAAGACGTGATCGGGTTCATGGAGACCGCGAAGGGTGCCGCCGAAGACCTGTGGGGCCTGATCACGTCTTCGGGCGAGTTGCTCGGCCGGTTGCTGTTCAACAAGGACGCCGCCAAGGGTGGCGGCAGCATCCTCGACCAGATGACTGGTCAGGTCCAGGACTGGATCGACACGCTCAAGAAGGACCCGGACGCCTTCAAGAACTGGATCGGCGACGGTGTCGACTCGATCAAGAAGATCGGCGCCGGGCTCGACCACCTCGGCGAGATGTTCGACAAACTCGACACCCCGAAGAACCGTAAGGCGGCCACCCAAGTCCTGGGACTCATCGAGGGTGGCCTGGGTGCGATCTCCACCACCATCGGGATCGTCTCCGGTGCGTGGGAAGGGTTCATGGGCCTGCTGGAAGTCGTTCCGCAGATCGGCGTCATCAAGCAGATGAAGGATGTCTACGACAACGCCGTGAAGGTGAAGGACCAGATCGCGAACATCGACTGGGGTGGGCTGTGGAACAAGATTCCCAAGCCTGACTTCGGCAAGTTGTTCGGCAAGTTCAACCTCAAGGACGTGATCAACCCAGGTGGGGTGCTGGGGGCGATCACCGGCCCGTTCAAGGGCAAGTCCGGCAACTCGCTGCGGTCGATGGGCAAGTTCCTGCTGCGCAACATCATCAACCCCGGTGGGGTGCTCGGCGCGATCCTGTCCCCGTTCCGGGGGAAGGCGTCCAACGCGCTCAAGGCGATGGGCAAGTTCCTGCTCAAGCACATCATCAACCCGGCGGGCATCCTCGCGGCGGTCACGTCCCCGTTCAAGGGCCTGAACGATGACATCCTCAAGGCGATCGGCAAGGTGGCACTGAAACTGCTGGTCGACGTGGGCGGTGCGGCAGCGGCTGTGATCGCCCCGTTCAGGGGCCTGGCCGATGACATCGTGGCCGCGATCGGCACCATCATCCCCCACTTCCAGATGCCGCACATCAACTGGCCCAAGCCACCGGCCTGGATGCACACCGCCAAAGGTGGCATGTTCCTGGGGCCGCAGGTTCGGTTGATCGGCGAGGCCGGACCGGAGGCCGTGGTCCCGCTGGCCCGACCGCTGTCCCAGGTCGATCCGGCGGTGCGGGCGCTGTCCGCGTTCGCCCAGGGCAAGTGGGGCGCGGAGACCACCAACAACAACCAGCGCAGCCTCAACGTCGGCGGGCTGACCATCATCACGCCGACCAAGGACCCGGCTGCGGTGGCCCGGGAGACCGTGAACCGGATGGTCGCCGCGTCCTACATGTAGTGGTCTTTAGGTCGACCTAAAGGGAGAGCCAGTGGCCTGGGCAGGATGGTACGAGTACGGCGGTGTTGAGATCATCAACGCCAGCCGGACCGAGGCGTACGCCCGCAACGCTGGCCTGCCCTGGTTCCGGCCGTCCTACAAGAACGAGGCGCTGCCCTACCTGCTGGG